CTATCTTTCAGACCGTGCTGCGATGATCAACTCTCAACTTTTCGTTGTCAAAAAAGACAATGTCATGAAGAGGGTTGGCTATCTAAATCAACGTCTATTGTTTGGTAATAATATTAAACAAGAGACGAAGGCAACACCAGTCCAGATTTCAAACTCTGTGAACGATATGTTACTACACTGCCCTTGGGCAGCCTGTAGTATACCTAAAGTCATGCAGAGATGGAATCAAGACTGGTTCGGTCGTTATCAACCTAACTGGTATGTACCAGCTCACCTTGGAGGATTCGGAATTGACCGGAAGCACGCTCCTCTGGGATTCGAAAGTAAAATTTCAAAGTCTCAGAGAGAACTTGCTGCTCGGTTTGTTCATGATCCTGCCATGGCACTTTACAGAAATGAAGGAATGGATATTCCTACTGCAAAGTTAGCTGGTGCACTGGCACACTGGAGGATGGTTCCTGGAATGTACGTTCAAGAGGAGTCCGAATCACTTGCAATCAATGACGCATGGTTGGCACGTTTGGCTTACGCCGCACGAGCTCATCATGGTTCAAAGATGGTCAGTGATAAGGTCTTCATCTCGAAGTTCAAACCTCAGTATCGTCTCAAACCTATGTCTCTACATGGTTTGGAACTTTACTGGGATGCACAAGTCTTTGCATCCAAGTTACCGTCCTGCCCTCCTATGCGGAAAATCAAATTGCCGATGTTCTTACGTCCGTCATTCGATCAAGCACGCAGTTCATCCTTTGATGGACTGTCTGAGTTATTTAAAGCTCAGCAAGTGCCTCTCATCTTGACCGGACCTGTTCGACGTTTTCCAACTATTCCTCCCTTGGGAAGAGTACTGGAAGATGAAGAACAGTAGTTCATCGGCGGTCCCTTGTAGGGGGACCTAAAACATACTTACAATGGGGTTGTCATCAATAATTGCCCAAAAAGGTGCTTCACGACGTGAAACAACCGAGTTGAGTCTGATATTATCAATAAGATATCTGGACAATGATTCTCTGTTGGCGTTAGAAGCTTAATACTTCCTTGCTAAACAAAAAGCCGAGAGACTGGACGGCGCACCTAACCTGATCGAAATGATCCTCCCTGTCCGGGAGGTGATCGAAATGATCGTTAGTTTGATGACGATGGACAGTCCCTGATATATTTTCCAGGTATCCCATATTATAAATATAAATTTGATTACGAAAGACACTATCCAAAATGTCTAATAATCGAGCACGTTCTAATAAGAACAACACGAAGGGAAGAGGAGGTCTTCCAATGGTATTTTCTAATACCCCGGCAGCACGTAATGTGCGTGTCCAGTCCCGACAACCTGTTATCAGGTCGTCTGGAGGCAAGTGTTTCATCAGTGGCCATGAAGAAATCGCTACCATTTCTGGTAGTGTAACGTTCACAGCTACAAAGTATGAAATTAATCCAGGACTCCCCCTATATACTTGGTTGAAAACTCAAGCAATAGGTTGGGAGAAATACAAGTTCCGGAAACTGCAGTACGTTTACGTACCTGCAGAAGCAGTTACAACAACTGCTGGTTCCATCTACTTGTGTGCGGATTATGATCCTACCGATGCAGCACCATCCAGCTTAGCTGGACTGTCAACTTATGAGACTCAATGCAATTCTCGAGTGTACGAAAGTACATCCTTGAACGTATCGAGTCAACGTATGTTTGACGGGATCCAAGCGAAGAAGATTCGTTGTGGCCCTGTTGGAGGTGACCTTCAATTGTATGATGGCGGAAGCGTAAGCGTAGGAACTATTTCCTGTGCGAACACTGATGCTATCGGACAATTGTGGGTCTATTATGAGATCGAATTGATCTCTAGACAGACTGAGCCTACCGCATTCATTCCACATAATCTCTATGTGGCGAATGTTGATAGTAATCAGGCTTTCACCTCAACAGTTACTGCCCCAACTAACTTCGACGAGGTTATGTCCGAGGGTTTCGCTGTCACCAACACATCAGGAGTTTACTCCTTACCGTGTGGTGCCTTTGAAATCTATGGAGAGATAACCGTCGCAGACTCATCAGCAGAAGAATTAACTTCTAATGTTGAGTGTTGGATCAATGGTGCTGTCACTGTGCCTTTCCAAGGTTCAAACATGAAGTTTACTGTTCCGACGTTAGGGAGAGTTGAAAATTCTTTTCAATTCTTCTATGCGTCTGCAGTTCCTTTTACGTTTCAACTGTCCACTACCCTTACGGGAGCGGCAGGTACCTTGGAAGTACTGGCTGACCGGTCTAGATTGTTTATTAAAGCAGTCTAGAGAAGTCCTCACTCTTAGTGACTCTAGGACTATATCTTGGTAGAATATAGTCTCGGATTGACAAATACATACTAGCACCATCTGTCTTGGATCCTTGAAGGATTGGACAGGTTGGAGTTCCATAGTTACTTAACCGTTTCTAGAAGTGATATACTCAATTTATTGAGAATATCGTTATCTAGTTATAATTCGATTATAGTTTCTAATATCCTGGGGAGGATATCAAAAATATCTAAGTAAGCTATTCGGCATAGTATGTATCGCGCGTCAAACCGTGATCGGGGAGAATTATCTTTAAATAGGTAGTTGCATCTCTCTTCCGTGAGGAGGAGAGGTGTCCAGTTGATCTGGACCCTTACTAAGTTCCTGCATATCTGCAGACGCT